ACATATGTATTCCTATTTTTGCCACCATGCTCATGTAAGCCATACGGTGGATCCACAATCGCAAGGTCAAAGTAACCATCCGGGAAATATTTCATCCCATCCATGCAATCCATGTTGTAATATCCAAAATCCATTACGGCTCCTTTCTCTTATTTCTGTGCTAAATAGCACATGATTCCACAATCCGGGAATATTTAATACTTAATGTTCATGTTTCCGTGTTCGTTTACCCAGTCAATAGCTTCTGCGTATGTCACACCATTGTTTTTCAAGACATAAAGCAGATTATGGAATTTAGGGTGCGTTTCTTTTAGCCTTAAAAATCTGCTCTCTTTCTCTAAGTGACATCCGAATCCGCAAAGTACGCATCCGGTTCTTTGACAACCTGTTGTTTTCAACAATGGTCTTTCCTTGTCAAAAATCCCAAAATCCGCAAATGACATCTGATTTTCACATTGTCCCATAGCTTCATAATCTGTGACTACTTCGCCATAAACTGAACATATCGGCAGATTGTTTTCTTTGATGTATAAAAGCACATCTTGTTCCGTCCAAAAGCTCATAGGATTGCTCATAGGTTTTTTGCTATCAAAAGCGTTGCACCCACTTTGCAGCCAACTTTGAGTACGCAATTTACTTTCACTTGCCATCTGCGCGGTTATCGGAACTCTTTTCGATTTTCTTGCATATAACCGCAATGGTTCTTTTTTCATCGTTTTACAACATTCATTTCCGCATAAGTCAAATGGTGCATACAAGAAAAACTTATAGCGTGACTTGTCGTACATTTTTGAATACTCATTGGTTGCAACCCCTTTTTCTTTGTGTTCTAATTCTCCAAACAAAATTTTTGTTCTGCAATCAATTTTTTCTCCGCTGTTTTTTGCTATCCTATATGCTTTTTCCAACTCACTAGGGATAATCCCCGTCATTACTTTCTTGTAATTCTCTTTGTTTAGTCTCCGTTCTACGCATAGCATATCTGCCATTTGAGCGGAGCCGATTATCGTCTGTCTGTCTGTCTGTCTGTCTGTCTGTCAAGATTGTGTTTTCGCTTTCAATTTTGTCAACAATACTTTTTAAGTATTTTTTTGCGTAATAAACACATTCTGACACTTCCTTACTAATCATTGGAAATCCATACTTTTCGCAAACTTCTGCAAATGAAATTTTAGGTTTTAAAATTACAAGGTTATCAAATGTCTGTGCAAACTCTTTTAACTCTGGATATTGTGTCGGAACATCCACAAATACTGCAGGAATTTGTGGATAATCCTGTCTCACAATATTGAGAAGTACTGTGCTATCTTTTCCACCACTAAAGCTAACATACACACCGTCCTCTCCGTATTCTTCAATCCATTGCCTTATACGGTATTTTGTCATTCGTATTTTGGCAGACAACGGTAATGCTTGCATTTGATATAGGTCTGTCAATGTATGCTTATTTTCCATGTCGTTATTCCTTTCTTACAATCGTTTCTTCCTGCTCCTTGTACATCCTGCCCGCCATCCTCACCAGATAGTGCTGTAAGGCTTCATCCACGCTGACACGATGCTTGGTACAGTAGCGGTCAACGTACCGCTTAAAGTCGTTATTTTTTTGATAAAGTACTTCATATTCATCAAACTTAACCTCGATATTTTCAATGTTGGTACAATCAACTCGTTCCATCTGCATCACACTCCTTCCGGCTTCTCGCACCGTTCAAATTCGATAACCCACACCCACGGATTAGCGCCCCAACCGTAGCGGTCAATGCCGGATTTCTTGATGGTTGATTCCCACAGCCAAGCAAATTGCTCCTTTGCAATCCCATACTCTGGATCTACTTCTGTTCCATAATTTTTTTCACTGTACCCTATATCTTCGTAGAAAAG